GTTTTAGAAGATTTGGTCTCTGACCCATTACTTGGAACGGATAATTGTCTTCACGATACCTCTTTGATTGACAAGTCTGTTTCATCCATCCACCCTGGTTCACTTATTGCGACGGTGGCTCTGGCGTAGTCGTCTCCCTAGGATCTCGGTCCGACGGAGCTTTTGTGTATAGACAATTCCTTTTTGAATGTTCTTGGATTACCATCTGATTTTGACCCTGTGTTGGGTGGTTTCCTTGATAAGTTGTGTAGTTTGTTTGAACCCACATTGTCTGTACCTTTTATTGAAATGCCTTCTAGTATAACTGTACGTAATGCTGGCCTTGACGCTTCTGCATCTATGGATATTCCTAGGAAGGCTTTGTTAGCCGATTAAGACACTTAATATATGTACAACTTTGCGAACTTTATCTTTACTAATTACCCTAAGATCTGGTCTACACGTTATGACGTGCCTAAGTTGTAATTATATAACACCATTACTGCCTTACGTAAAACTATTGCCCCAAGTTTCTACACAAGTGCTTTGGGTTAAGCTCACACTCCTGTCTTTTCTGTGGGATTGGTATGGTGTAATGTCTAGATGCGTGCTATTTCAAATAAAGTTAAAGATGCTCACAATAACTTGAAGGAAGCTTTTATTAATTTGTTCTTGTCTCAGAATCCTGTTGTTGTGAACCCTGCTTAACTTAAACCTTCTATATCGGTTGTTGATTGGGATCTCATTACTGTTAATAGGCGTGTGATTTATTTGGATTGTGAGTTTGTCAATGGTCATATTTCTGAGATTGGTTATGTAGTTAAGGAAGATGACGAAGTGTTTAATGTGTATGGTGATTCTACTAACATGCTTTTTGCTCTTCACAAATTGCAAACCTTGTCATCTAAACTAGTGACTTTAGTTATGAAGGATTCAAGGGCTGATCTTTAATATTTGGCTAAACGGGGTATTATTTTTTATGGGAATGTTTTGGATATAGGAAGTTGTTAAGATCGTTCTGAGAGTGAAAATCTTACCGTAACAAGCTTACCCATTATTACATCTAAGTTGGAGTTGTATAACTCAACTACATCCCATAATCCTTTAGAGGAGGTTAAGTACTTTTTTACTCTAATAGACCCTTGTTTAAAATAGGCTTAGGTTGCTGATTTTATTGAGAAT